GACGGCGCAGGATTAGTGAGGTCGTCCCCAACCAGACGGTTTCCCCAGACAAACTGCGGATACGACGCCGCTCCCGTCGCAGGACGGAACCTGAACTGTCCATTCGCTTCTCGAATGAGAATGTGGGGCATCGTCTCAGGATTGATCTTGTATTGAAGACCGGGGCCGATGCACTCATACCAAAGACCTGAGGCTGGTACGGTGTAGCTCGGAGAGGTCGTGTTCTGAATAAACTCAACCCAGTAATCGTCTGCCCGCGACTCTGGACTTCCGGCAACCTTCACCTTCATCAAATGCGGGGCGACGGCAGGAAGATCCTCAAATGAACGAACTTCGTCTTTGACAAGAATTAGACCCTCACCGCCGAAGTCATCAGACACGCTGATGTTAAGAGGGTTTGATCCGGTTTCTCGGACAAACAGAATCACAGACGCATAGCGGTATGCGTTAATACCGCCTAGCGTGGTTGGATTAGCAGTCTTCGCCGTTCCAAATGCCGTAACAAGCTGAGTGGCAATGTGCTCAGTTCCAATGTTATCGCCCGCGCCAGACCCCGTCTCATGCTGAAACGAAATGCCGTTGATCGTGATGATGCTCTTGCGCTTATAGTTTGTCTGAGCAACCCAGACGAGGGCTTCCGGCTCCGCAGTCGTTTTGTTGCGGCTGTACTTGCTAACGTCCGCCGTCAGCGCGACGGTCTTGTTTGTGTTGACGACGAACGTAACGTCGCCAATAGTCATCGCCTTCAGCTTCGTATCGACGTTTGCCTCGTTGATGTAGTTCAGGGCAGGAGAGTCGATGTTCGTCGCAATTCGGTTTCCGTTGATGTCGTAAACGTGAACAAACGCGGTGGAGTTGGAATCGTTTCGACCGAAGACGGCGAAGTACCGCTCATCAGGCGACCTGTCGATTCGATGCACGAATAGCGTCGTATACGCCAAGTCGTTTCCAGATCCGTCAACAAGGTTCTTTAGATGCTCGGTCGGAGGCCGCTTCGTAAGCCCCTCAACAGGGGATGAGACGGCATTGACTTGCTCGTTGCATTGATTCTGGAACCGCATTGCGGGGGGCTGCTGAGAAACCCCACCGAGGAAGTTTGAAATGGATGAAACTAGGAGCATCAGAAGACTCGCGGAGCGATCCGGGGCCGATTGACGATTTCACCGATCGTGTAGTTGTCGAACATCGTGTAGTCGCCCGTCTCTCCCTCGTATTCCTTCAGGGTGATCAGGGCGCGGAACTCGTCGTTCGAGTTGTAGTCGTTGTGCGCCTTGTCTCCAACCATTCGGTTGCTGAAGATACGCGCAGCTCGGAGAGTGATGTAGTGACGCGCCGCCTGAGGAAGCGTGTCAAACTCGAAGAGGTAGACGACCGTGCAGTAGATCGTAGCTCCGACATTCCAAGTGGAGCTGAGATTGAACTTGTTGAAGATCTTGCCGTCGCGGGTGACGAGGTCGATCCCGTAAGTAGCTTCGGTCAGCTCAAGCCGCAGCACGTTGTCTGGCACAACAATTACGCCTTCGGAATTGGCAATGAACGGAACCTTGCTGTCCGTGTTGAAATGCCACCCCTCAGCCTGAACTTCGCGAGAAACGTCGTCCAGAATGGACGAGGCAATCAGGACATCGGCCCGATTCACACCCGCCAATGAGTTTACCGGAGGCTCACCGATGACTGACAGCATCGTGTTGATCGCCTCAATGCGCGTGGTCTTGTTCGTTGCCATATGTCCTCCAAAGAAAAGGGAGCCACCACCTTTCGATGGTGGCCCCCAAAGTCACATCTTCAGTAGCGATTACGCATCGCCACGGAGCCAGAAGCAGCACTCCTCGCGGAGGACGCCATGACCCATCGCGTACTTCGCAACCATGAGCGTACCCTGACGCTCAATCTGGTACTCGCTCTCGACGCCGAGATCCAGAAGCTTGACCGTACCAACGGCCTCCCTCTGGAAGATGACGCCCTTCGAGCGAGCGAAGTTGAACGCGCCGTAACCAACGCCGTTTCCGCCGAAGACATCGTTCTGCACACCGCCGTCGTTGTGCGGAGCGATAGCAGTCGTTGCTTCGTCGGTAGTGGGGATGTGGTTCGACTTCATGATCTTGATGCCCGCAATGGACATGATCATGCCGCCCGCGATACTGCCGTTGCCTTCAGGGTTGAAGTCACGGTTGATCGCGTCGGTGCTGTAAGACACGAGCTGGTAGTACACCTGAGGCGTCACGATCGCGTAACGATCGTTCGACGGAACGTTACGCTCGTCCATCTTCTGAGCAGCCGAGAAGAACGCCTGAACGAGCTCCTCACCCAGAGTCGGCGAGGTCGCGCTAGTAGCCTCGTCGTTGTAGGAAATCGTGTCGCCAAGATACGCCGCGCTAGAACCGCCGAAGCGATCCGTAGTACGGGTAGCACCCGCGATCACGGTACGGATAAGGTTCTTATCCGCAACGTAAGCGAGAGCGCGACCGATCTCGGTCGTGTAGATCGAACGAACGTCGTAGTGGTTCTTCGCCTCATCGATGTTCGCGACGAAAGCCGCACTCACGAGCATGTCATCAATCGTGATGATGCGCTCCGAGTGGTTGAACTTCGTCGTGTACTTGTTCGAGGAGGGGACGGTAACCGCAAACGGCGTGGTTCCGGACTGAGACGGAGTCGAACCCGTCTCAGCAAGGATCGAATCGCCCGGAGTGTGGTACTTCGCCGAAGCGACGCCCGTCACAGGGAACGACGCGGACTTGCCGCTCGAAATAGAGCGAACCATGTGAAGGGGCATCATCACGTTCTGCTCTTCAAACGTGGTGAGAACTTCGCCCGCGAACTGCTTAAGGAACAGTTCGTTGTTTCCTGCGCCCGTGTTGGCCGCATTAAGGCCAAGCCGAGACGGGTCGGCAGAAATCTGATAAGTGCTTGCCATTTGAGATTGCTCCTCAAAAGGTTGTGTGAATTGGACAGCGAATTCGATGTCTATCTAGGTGGACGACGAGGAGCAATCTCAGTTATCCGGCGCACCGGGCTGACGCTATCTGTCCGTCCTAAAAGGACAGTATCCCTCCAAACTGTCCGTCTTGGAGGGATACTTTAGTTCAGAAACCCGTGTTGCCACGGGTCGGGCCGAAGATTCGATCTTCGGCGGGGTTAGATCTTCTTGCTCTTGCAGAGCCACACGCCCGCGCACAGGCCAACGACACCGAGCAGCAGGGCGAACCAAACAGATCCGAGGAAAGATTCCATTACCGTGTCTCCTTAGCAGCCCGCGCCTTTTTAAAGGCGGCGTCGAAGAGAGGATCCGCACGGCGGGCTGCAAAGTACTCCCGTGCGCTCTCAGGCTTGGATTCGTCTAGAACATCCGCAGCGAGGTTCGCTTCAACCTGAGTCTTGCGCGGGATCCATCCGATCATGATTCTGATTACGTTGCCTAGTCCTGTTTGCCAAAGGACGACGATGACAGCGATCAATGCCGCAACGATCAATCCCCATTGCAGGGTCACGAGCCACGCCGGAACCTGATCCTCTACACGAGGCAGTAGCAGATGAATGCTAGCAGCAGCAGCATCAATCCGAGTCGCAGCGTTGACAACGACAGGATCTTTGATCGCCGTGCCGTGGTCAATGAGGAGCTGCGCGTCTGTCCGAATGGAATTCGCATTTCTACCGATTTCCTGAGATGCGCTGCACCCGCTGAGAAGCAGGAGCAGCAGCAGCTTCCGCATCAGAAGACCTGAGAGATCGACAGACGAGCCTCGACATCCTTGCGGTACGCCGGATCCTTGCGATACCGAGGATCGCGCATCGCTTCAGTCACTTCGGCAAGGCTACGGAACGGCGAAGAGCCGGGGCCGGAAGTGCCACCCTGAAGCAGCCGCGGCATGTTGTTCTCAGCCGCATACCGAGCCTGAAGGCCGCGGACAGCGAAGTTGATCGAAGCGGGGTCGCCGGATTCGATCATCGCGTTGAAAGCGTCAATGTCGCTGTCGGGAAGGGCTTCAGACGCCCAACCGATCATTGCCTGATACTGATCCGGGCCACCAACCTGATTGTAGATCTGAGCGACCTGAGACTCAGCGACAGCCTTCTGGCCTTCGATGTAGCTCTCAACGACGTAGCGCGGAATGCCGCGGGCTTCGAGCGACGCAAAGCTCTTGTCGGTAAGAGTGCCGAGCTGCATGAACTCCTGCGAGAAGCTCTGCATCTCTTCCTGCGAGATGTTCGCAGCTGCCGCCTTTTCGCCAAAGTTCTTCTGGTTTACCTGTGTAAACTTCGACTCAAGCTCGGCGTAAGCCTGAGCAAGGTCTTCAGGACTCTGGAACTTCGGAGGGAGCCACTCAGGACGATCGCCCTGAGTCGGAGAAACTTGCGGCATTCCCTGAGGCTGACCATTCACGATGGTCTGTGCATCAGCCGGAACGGCGGAAGGTTCGTGGGTGCGGGTAGCGACTTGGTTGTTGATTTCGACGCGATCGACGCTCATGTGTTATCCCTGTTGGGCTTGCTGACTCTGATTAAGATACATCTGCAAGCCCGCCTGTGCAGCAGGAGATGCCATCTGCTGCATGTATTGCTGCTGCAACGCCGCTTGGCGTTCAGCCATGATCTGATCTTCTGTCTTAACCAGACCCTCAGTTTCGATCCCGAGGGCGGCTGCACGACGATTCATGTATTCGCGGATGTTGATCGTCCCGCTCAGAGCCTCTGGGCCAACCATCTGGCCGATGCCCTGAAGGTACAGGTCAAGCCGCTGTAGATCATTGCCACGCCCGAGGGCGTCAATGCCCGTAATGATCGTCGGGGTGACGAACTTCCGTGGGAGCTTCGGAAGCTTCTTGCTGCGCTCCATCTGCTCCATGATCTTGTTGACGAGCGGAAGCTGAAACTCAAGCGACAGGAGGCTGTAGACGCCGCCGAGCTGTCGTTCGATGCTCTGAGTGACGAGCCGGATCTCCTCAGCCGTGACGCGCTCCGCGTTGCGAATCGAAGCCTCAGTCAGCATGAACGCATACGACAGGCGTTCCGTGATCTGGTTGATCATCTGGAGGCCGACAGACAGGTCAGCCGCCTTGTTCGCCTGAAGCACCGTAACGTCAGCCGCGCTACCCTCGCGAATCGCGCCGTTAGGAGCCTTCGCAAGCGTCGCCGCCCGCGTAGACCCGTTCGGAGCGACGAGGATGAGGATCTTCGCCATCGCCGCCGAGCCCTCAACGATGACTTGCATCAGAGCTTCAAGGCTCTTCAGGTCACCGAGGTACTGCTCAACGTAGCCGCGACCGTAATCCTCTCCGTCGATCCGAATCATCCGAAGCGGGATGAACGGCGACTTCGACTTGTCAACGATCGTGATGCTGTCAGGGATGATTTGACCCTTGACCTCTTGGAAGACCTCGACCTTGCCATCGCCAACAGAGCGAATGCAAGTAAATAGATCAAGGTAAGGCTGATCAAAGGCTGACTTCTCCAGATTGAGGCCCGGAGGAAGCATCGACGGGGAGATGCTCTCCCGAATGATCACCTTATCGACGCAGCCCGAAGGACAACGCTTGACGACGTAGCGGTCAAGCCGAATGACGCGCATTGAGCCGCCATCGGTCGGGAAGTACAACCCGACGTTTCCTGCGACGATCAGGTGCTTGATCGCCTCGAACGTTGCGACACGAATCGCCTGAGCCTCAATCTCGCGCATGATGAGTCGCTCACGCTGACTCATCGACTTCTCGACTTCGGCCTTGATTTGAGGATCCATCGACTGCATCTTGCGAAGAGCAGTTTCGTCCACAAGCAACCTGAAGAAAGGTGCATTAGGTGGGAGGAGGGACAGCAGAAGAGTGCTAGCGAGGTTGTTCACCCCACGAGCACCAACGGACTGAAACGGCGT